GCCAACCATCTATGGTACCGGATGCAGTTGATCTAAATAAACTGCTAATACGTGATGGATAATACCGGTATTCTGCCCAACGTTCCTGATAACCGAATACGTCTGCATCGGTTGTGTCGCCTGTTACGTATATTTCCTTGTTTAATACTGCTTGTTCGCCTAATGTGGCGAATGCTGGGAAATAAAAATCGTAACGTGTGGATCTGCTCCACATTCTTTGTAGACCTTGCTGATATGTAAGGTCTGCTCTTACGGCTACTATACCAAGGATAACGCCGTGTTCAACGAATGATTGAGTAAAGCCATGATTATGAGCGAGCCCAGTGCCCATACTAGCAAGTGTGCCCAAAGGTGTTGTTGTGCCACTTGCATTAGTTCCACTAGTTTGGGCAATTGGATTGATGTTGATACTAGTTGTACCACCACCCAAATACTCAGGGCGCTGTAAACGAGCGTCAGGGCTAATAACGCCAAAATGAGACCTAATAATTTCAGTGTATCGAGTGCCTCCACGAGCGTCCCTCTCAAGTAATTTTTGAATTTGAAATGATTGGCGTAATTGATTTATAGTTGCTGCAGTTGCTTGTGATAAGTCAGCAAATAAAGCGTGGCTATTTGCTACAACTGCACCTTGTAGTACTTGTGTGTAATTGGCTGCGTCATTACCCAAGTTTTTTGCAACTCCGTTGCTATCTTTTACCGTTGGATATTTTACGGCTCCGCCGTTCGGTGCGCCAAATGCTATTGGTGCGCTTGTACCCAGCGGTAATGTTACTGCGTTTCCTTTTTGTGGCCATGGTAAAGCTGATGTGAAATAATCTTTACGTTTGCCACGACGTAGTAGTGTGTAATTTGTTACTGTATCTGGGCCATCGCCCTTATCTACTACTACTGAATTTTGAAGGTTTTCGTCTCGAAACCATTCGTTATATATAAGATTGTAAGCACGTGGCCAGAAGGCACAGTGACTTACTGTTTTTGTTGCAGTTACTTGCCCTACCGTTGGTAATCCCATGTAGTCCTGCAATGAGCCAATAGCATAGCCATTGGCGGGTGACACCTGTTGTGGGATTACGTATGAGATTGAATCCGAAGGATTCGTTTGTTGCCCCATGAATTTTTGCCAATTGTCCCAAATAAGTCTATTTGGTACAAAAAAGAAGAATGATTCAAGGTGCATATTGTCCATTATTGGAAATAATGGTGTTGACAGACGGGCAAATGCCGTCATGTTTAAATTAAATGTGTCCCCTGGTAGTACTTCGTCTACGTATACAGGGACTAAGTAGCCCGCATCAAATGTAGTTTTATGTGTACTTTGGCAGTCAAATTTTGATCGCGGAATATCCGCTTTTGGAATCATTGTGAACTGGTGTACGTTTACTGATTGATTGCGGTGCATTTTTTTTCCTTTGTTGTTCCGTCTAGAAAAGGTCGACCTTTTCTAAACGGTTGTTTTTTTATGAGGTAATTTTTACCTGTTTTCCCAGACTTAATAATTTTGGTTGTTCATGTAATATAAACAACCCAGTGTTATCGTCAAACTCGCCAAACTCGTATAAATCGAAGTCGTCTGGGTGATTATGTAATTGGTTGTCAGCATCAGAGCGATTGATTTCATCGCTAAATGATCTGATTGCTACACCGATTGAGGGTACAAACATTGGTCGACCGTAAGCATCTGCTGCCCGGTCTTTTACTGAACATAGTACTAATTTCATGAGGTTTCCTAAGTGAGGGTTCGTTTAAGTTTTTGAAGCTTCGCTTGTTGGACTATTTCTTTGACCTTTAATCTTTCAAACGTATTGTCTTCGCTATTTAGTTTACCGTTTATTTCACGTTTGTAAAGTATTTCGTCAAATTCATATGGATTGTCCGTTTTATATTTTTTATCGTAAAACTTCGGGGGTTTTACTTTTTTTCCTTTTATTATAATGTAATCATGGGGATATACATCATTTTTGTATTTTTTGTACCAGTCATAGCCTATACCAGGCTTTAATGACATTTTATTAAATTCGGGTTTACGTGTAGTTATTTCCCCTGTTTCTGAATCCGTTTGTGTGTAATGTTGTTTTGAGTTATGTCCTGTTACTTTCTTCATAATATATCGTGCAACGTATGCAGCTGATTCGAAGTTAACGTCTCCAATGCTGGAATAACCAAATGGCCACAGTAGTTCAAGGTCTTGGGATCTATAAAGCATAGAACCAGAGGAAGACCTTCGCCATAGTTTTTTATCATGAAAATCGTGTCCGAAGATACATGCGTGGAAGTGAGGTCTGCCGAAATTTTCGCCATACTCTCCAGCCATGTAATAGCGGATTCTATAGATTCCGAATTTTTTGCGAAGTCGCTTAATGAACAATTGAAAGTCTTTGTAATGTAAGCTGCCATCGCTTGGGAGATGTGTATTGTCATATGTGAGTGTTATGAAACAGTTGTTTTCGTGTAATTGGGCTTCATGCATACAACGCATAGCCCATTGGCGTGATCTCTCTAATCTGCAGCCAATACATTGGCCACAGGGTAAAGATAAGTTTTTAACGGTGTTATACCAACGTCTTTCATGAAAAACGATTGAACCGTCTGCGCATTGAAATGCGCTTATTGGATAATAGCAAGGCATGTGAGGTGCCTGGGGGTTTTATTAGAACCTCCAGCCTCCACGCTGGGGGCTTGATCGCATATTTGGCGATTTAGTTTTTTGACTTTGTTTTCGAAATGACCTAGCGGATTTCTTTTTATTTACTGATGATCTACGCATATACATATTTATCTCCTTTTGGGGTTGGTGTCACCTAGCACAGTTACATCTAGTAAGGTAACTGTGCTTGCGGTCTAATCGACCGCTTTTTCTAGTGGAACTTCAACGACTTGCGGCAGTTCCACTGGGTTTACGAGGCCAAGTTTTATTGCCTCGTCTTTATTATCTGAATTTTCTAAAAATTCGATAAGTTGAGCCGGGTCGTTTTCGAACCTGGCTCTTAAATCGGCTGGCAGACGCATAAATTCGTCTTCTGCAGCGATTACTTGGTTTAGGGCTGAGTGGTAGTCACTGATACCAGTGAAATCGCCATAGCGGGGCGATAATGCACTTTCAGGTAGCAGCCCTGTTATGTTGAATTGACGAAGGATATTATTAATATCACATTCGTCTTTGAAATGCTGCTGAGTCAGGGTGGCATCCTCACAATGCAACCCCGACTCATTTGACGCAGCATCTAAGTCGTAGTTATAAGGTGTTCGTAAAAAAATAGCTTTTTTCATTTTTTTCCTCCAAAGGATGGTAGTAATAATCTTGGGTTTTGCAACCCTTTCTTCAATGTCCGCTTAATGTCCCGATACCAGAATGGATCTCCTGAAGGGGCTATATTTTCTTTAATATTAGTTGTTTCGGCACCAACTTTTCCAGTTGCTGCCGTTGTATATCTTTCAGTTGCCCGAAGATTTAATATTTCTTGTTGTAGTTTTTCTAATTGCTTTTGCAAATTAGTTTGTGTTTGTTGGTTTAATTTTGTATTTTCCAAAATATAACCTATATCGGCAGCGGTCTTAATAGTTTCTGCCTCTGTTTTTAATGTAGTTGCCGTTGTTCCTGTAGTGGTAGCTTTTTTTAAATCTATATCAGCATTATTCATTGACAAGGATTGATATCCTTGTAAAGCTGATCCAACACTATTGCCAATTTTTGCGGTGGACACCTGCCCCATTGCTCCAGCTGGGGTGCCCGCTCCACCTTGTGTATATGCAAGCATTGGGTTTAATCCAGATTTTTTCATGTCTTCCACCGCAGTTTGATACTGCGTAGCACGCATACGCTCTTGAAAATTCATTTGATGAGCAGCTTGTTCAGCACTTGCAGCATTAGCTGCAGCTGCTATATCTCTGTTAGCTGCGTTGGCTCTTTCGCCGCCTAGAAATCCTAGGCCGGCGCCAACTAATCCTACTGTTACTGGATCAAACATTAGAAATGATCGATCAAGCCAGGTACTGAGTACATTGGCATTGGTCGTGCTTTCTTAACATCAAAGAAAGAATCAAAGATGAATTGCTGCCCATTGGCAGCTGCACCTACCGCCAGTGTCCTGGCTACTGGTGGTGTGTCTTGAATAAACGTAGTATTCAATGTTGGAACGGCCGTGAATTTTTGGGCAAGATGCCAACCATCTATGGTACCGGATGCAGTTGATCTAAATAAACTGCTAATACGTGATGGATAATACCGGTATTCTGCCCAACGTTCCTGATAACCGAATACGTCTGCATCGGTTGTGTCGCCTGTTAC